AAAATCCAACCCAAGTAGAGGTACAAAGTGTACAACTAATTAAGTCACCGAAAAATTTAGAATGTTTCTTTATCCAATCTCTTTGATTGTCAAAAATTTTACCCCATACGAGAATCGATGTCATCCCGTATGCCGCTAATACCCAAAAAACTAATAGTGTCATAATATTTTATTTATTTAAAAAATATAACAAAATAAATTCATAAAACAAAATTATTCGTCATATAATGATTTATTCTCGGTATTTTTAATTTGTCTATTTTTATTTAAACTTTCTAATGATGTTGTTATTTTATTGAGTTCTTCTTTTAGTCTATTGTTTTCAATTGTTAATCTATCGACTTCTTGTGTATCAATTATTTCTTTAACTACTTCATTAACAATAGTCTCACCTTGGAGTGTGACTTCTTTAATAATTTCTACAGGAACCTCAACTCTCACTTCCTTAATGACTTCGTATGGTACCCTAATTTCTCGATCAACAATTACTTCTTTCTCAACGATCACTTCTTTAATAATTGAACCTCCCATTGGTGTTTCACCATACTTCAATAAAGAAAACCCTCTATTGAAGGTTTCCTGTGCAGTTTTATTAATGTCTTTTATATTGTTTAATTCACAATATTGAATAAACTCATTATCCAAGATTAACGTGCTCTTCGGTTTCATTTTCAATGTCTTTGATATCGTTTATTCTAAAGTGTAGGAATGGTTGTTCATTTGGTAAATCGTGAAATGTATATTCATCTGTTTGTACATCATATATTCCATACCCATGATGTTTAACCGTTTCACCAAAGTTCTGTTGTATAAGACTACCAACCATAATCGCTTTCCCTCCGTTTGGTAATGTGAATTGTTGTCTTTTGTGAATGTCTCCACATAGTAGTAAATCTAAATCATTAAAATTTAGTCTATCGTACGCATCTTCAAATTCAAATCCTAAATCAGTTGACAATCCCATGATAGGTCCATGGAACAGTCCAACCGTTAATAAACCTTCTTGTTTTGTAAATTCAGGTCTTACGTTGTGTTGATATAATGAATAAACAACCCATTGAATGCTACCATCGGTATCAACATAATCACCACTATCTTTTAGGTATGTGATGTGTTGATTGTCTAATAATTGAACGACTGGTGTTATACTATCCATACGTTGCGTATTATTCTCCAAGAAATCGTGATTACCCGGTATGATTACAACCTTACCAAAACGAGTTAACTCTTTTAAAAACCAACTCGTTAATAATAATTGTTCATTTGAGATATTAATTTTTTGATGTGCAATATCACCCGCAATAACAATTCTAATTTCGTTATGCGATATATTTTCATCCGCCCATTCTAAGAATTTTACACTTAATTCATTTAATAATGTTTCGAATTGTTCTCTATACAAATCGTGCATTTGAATTGTACGAATATGTAAGTCGGCAATATGTATAATTTTTTTTACCATCTTTTAATATAATTTGATAAGTCCATCGTTAAAATTGCATTATTGATTTGTGGTGGAACTTTATATTCGTTAAATGTACCATCTTCTTTTAATAAAACAATAACATTTCCCAATATCTTTGTATCTTCAAACTTGGTACCCTTTAACATTTTTAATAATAACCTACCATATAATGGTAATTGTAAGAAATAATGACCTAATGCATTATCATGGTAATTGTTAAATGGTGGATATAATTTACCCGTATAATGTTGAACCTCAAAGTTCTTTGGTTGATTTGTTTTCCAATCTGTGGTAACGAATCCAAAGTTGGTTTTCTCTTTGTTCATCATTAACCACACTTTATCTGGTTGACCAGTATATTGTTCTTCAGGGTCCCCCAATACAATCTCAGTATCCAATAATACTCCACCTCGTTCTAACATTAAATCAAGGAATTGTTTTCCCGCAATAATCATATTATCACTCTTACGTTGTTGTTCCTCATTAATGTTAAAGATTGGTTCTCTAACTGATTTGTAATTCCCGAATCGAGAAATCGTATCACTTTCTAATTCAAAGTGAACACGACTACCCATATTGGTTGATAGGTCACCTGCTCGTTTCCATTCCGCAAGCAATTCTGCTTGCCCCTCAGGGTCACCTTTAGACATTTTTAATGCCATACCTTCAGCATCAAATGCTTTATGAAATTTCTTTATAATCTTAGATACTGACGGGAAATTTTTCTTCACCACACCATCCACATCTTTCATAAAATAGATGTGTTCTTCCTCAATAAAAGTCAATTCAATTTCTTTTCTTCTTTGTTCTAATAAATCCTTAATCTCTAATGAGATGTCGTTTAAATTCATATTAATCAAGTTGTTTTAATTTATAATCGGTAAGGTCTCCCTGTAAATCAGCAATATCCTTATCTCCCTCTAATTTTACAATCCAAACCTTTCCCATTAATTTACCACAATTAAGTTTGTGATATAACTTTTCTGCATCTGCCCATGCGTCTGGGTCCAACACTATTACTATTTTTTTTGCTTTCTCGTATAAAACACTAAACAAATATTCACTCATAAACTTACCTAACATGGGTATTGAGTTTGGTATGAATATACTATCGAACGCACCCTCAACCAAATAAATTGTTTCATCCCAATTAACTAAGTATTCATTAAAGATGAGTATTTCTTTTTGTGCTTCAGGATTCTTATATTTCATTCTAGGGTTATACAAGTATGAACGTGCCACAAAATAATTTATGTTATGATTTAAATCATATGATGGTATAATGATTCTATTTTCATACTCACCACTATAACAAAATCCAATACTATACATTTGTAACATCATATCGGTGATGTTTCTTTTTTTAATGTATTGAAAAGCTTGTCGATATTGTGGTGTCATTTTAAGACCATTACTGGCGTCCTTAAATGCAACAAACTCTTTGGGTAATTTTACAGGTTTATATACTCTTTTATTATCCTCATCATCTTCGGGTTTTAATAAAAGATAATTTTTTAATTGTTTCTTATTACCCCATTTTTTAATCAACTTATATATTGACCCGTGAGTTTCATGTGTTTCGGCACAAACCCAACACTTATATACACCATATTTGTAGTTAACTTCTAAATTACCTTTACCATCCCCATGCTCTAATCCCTTAATATCGTGAGAACAGATTGGGCAGTCAAATGATATTTGACCTTTATAGTCACTATGTGATTTGTAATCCCCCAAAATATCTTCGAGGATTTCAACAACAGCGGAATAATCTACTTCATTTTCGGTCATACTCACAAATATATGTAAAATAAGTGATAAAAAAAAATCCCCCGGAACACCACCTCCGAGGGAAACCAACCAAAAGTGTATTTCTACACTTCCCGTCTATCTTTATAAATATAACCTAAACTATCCGTAAATAAAAATTTTAGTTGCCGGATTTTTCTAATTTATTCATATTAACATAACCAATCACACAACATGCGGCATCCGCCATGTCATAATTTTCTTTTTTCAAATTACCATTAGTACCATATAACCAATTTATATCTGGACACACATCATTAACGTGTTCCCAAATCACATGTTTCTTATCAATATCTTTTGGGTATCCTCCAAATAAAACATTACGACCTTTATCATTTGGTCCAACTAAATCGGGGAACGCAAATTTTCTTGAATTATATGTTGAAATAAATGTCGGTAATACTCCCAACACGTCGTAACAATTCTTTAAAATTAAAGTATTGTATCGTAACAAAGTTCCAATTGTGTAAACGTTATTTGATTGTAATAATGGTTCCTCAATAATAACACGGGTAATACCTATATTTTTATATCCCTCCAAATGTTTTTTGAAGGTGTCCGCTTTTTTGATTAATTCCTCAATCTTATCTTCCGGTAGTGGTTTAATTTTTGGTGAAAAGTGTGTTAACTCCAATAACTTAGAACCCGATATATCGAACAACGCAAACCCAATGGTTTTAGTTGAGATATCTAAACCAAGAATTTTAGGTTTGTTTTTAAATTTTACGTCTATACTCATATTAAAAGTTAATTTAAAAATGACAAAATGTAAAGCTTAGAAATCTATTTTTACTTGAATAACTTGTGAACCTAATCTTTCTAGTGGGGTTACTAATTTACCAAATACCAAAGCTTCTTTATTTGAATTTAATAAAGCAACTTCTGTAATTCTTGGGTTACCCGCCTTAGTTGGGTTTTGTGATGTTACAAATTTACCTGTTGGTAAATTGGCGTTAAATATCATTTCAGCAATATCAGTTGATCTTACAACACTTACATTGCCTGGAAATGTTCTTTGATTACCAAAATATGGTGTAACACTTGTTGATGTGTAATCTGTACCTGTAACATAATCTGATAATACAAAGGTAGTTGCCGCATTATAAGCCGCTTGGGTAATTGTATATGTATAACCTGACGATAAATGACTAGTAAATGATGTTCCATTATCTGTGGTAAAATCCATTAATTTCCAAGATTCAGGATTAGGTTTAGTACCATTATTTACTATTTGTGCTAAAATGTGAAATTCATTTGCCGTGTATCCGTTATTTAAATTTGTAAAATCATTACTATTAAATTTAACTGCAATACTATGTGGTATTGTTTGTCCGGTGACTTTCATAAAGTAATTACATGGTAAACCATTTAAGGTGGAGCCAGTTCCATTTGATAACATATATGTTACATATATTGTTTTACCTGTTGTCAAATCCATTAACGGACTGTTAGTTACTACCGCATTTACTTTTGGTGCCGTTAATGTATAATTTCTTTTTGAGTTAACATCTAAAGCTGCAACAATTTCTTCATCGTCGAATACTATTGTTTTGTGATTATAAAATATCTTTCCTACTCTATTTGCAGTTGTTCCTGTACCATCAACTAAGTCTCTGTAATCAATTGTGAATCTTGAATGATAGTTAGATACCATCTGTTTAGTTGTTCCGCTCATGTAGAATGTTGCTCCGGCACTTGATGAGTGGTTTCTATGATACATTAATGTTGGTATTGTTACCTTAAAATAATCTTTATCTGATAATGAATTTGGATTTGGTGAGGTGTTTCCTGTGATTTGTGTACTTATATAATCGTCGTATTTAAAAAATCTATATGGATCGGCAGTAATACCACTTTGTGTGTAGTGTAATAGTGCAATACATTTTTGTTCTTCGGGGGTTATTGTTACAATTTCATTCATTGTATTAACAATAGTTGTTCCCGTATTTTGTGTTTGACCTAATGAAGAGTTGTAACCTAAGAATTCTTTAGTTCCAGTATGTACATTACTAGTGTAACCAGTTAAGGCTCTTGAGTTTGTTGGTAAACCAATTGGTTTTTGGTCCCATACAACATTTACCGTCCACCCACTATCTGGGTCCATCACATTTCTACACGGTTGTAAAAATGACGATTGTACCGGAACACCATATAATGTTGACCCACTATTTGTATACCACAGTGGATATTTTACATTGACGTCTTTATCAAATGGTGCATATACGCTTTGAGTCGTTATTCCACTATAATTGTATTCTGAATCACCCACAGCAAAATAACTTATTACAAAATTACCTTTTGAAATAGCATCTCTACCTTTCTGTGTTAATCTTGCACCTACTGTTGCTGAAAAATTTGTATTTAAGAAACTCATATTTTATAAATATTTTATTATTTTTTTTATGTTAATTATCCAGCCGTATAACAATCGGCATTACCTTGACAAGGTCCGTTTGGTCCTGTTCTTGATATTCCTTGAGCGGTACCAATACTTTGATGTGTTGGCCAAGATGATGTGTCAAGTAATGTTGGTTCTAATTCAGTACACACAGAATATGCATAAACACCTTCGGAAACTTGTACTGATGGTATTCCATTAAATTGAGAGTATGAATCCTCGAATGTTCCAACCGCTCTATATCTTACACCATAATTGGTGTCACTAGCATACGCAAGTTCAAGAGTATATGTATAACATTGACCCAGTCCCGTTGTTGGGGTTGGAGTTGGTGTAGGTGTACTAGTTGTTGTTGGTGTTGGGGTAGCGGTAGGTGGTACCAGTGTCGATGTTGGCGTTGGGGTAGCGGTAGGTGGTACCACAGTTGCTGTTGGTGTTGGTGTTGCAGTAGGTGGTACCAGCGTTGCTGTTGGTGTTGGTGTTGCAGTAGGTGGTACCAGCGTTGCTGTTGGTGTTGGTGTACTAGTTGGACTAGTTGTAGGTGTTGGCGTTGGGGTTGGTGTTGGTGTACTAGTTGATGTTGGTGTTGGTGTGGGCTCAATCACAAGACAATTATATAAATCACTACTATAAGACCCTAATGTAAATACACCATATCTTGGATTCAAATGAGCGTATTTACATCGGTTAAAAATATTGTTACCAACTAAATTACCTCCCAACCATAAAGTTGTTGCAGGTATAAATTGTTCAATAACCTGTACCCAATATGGACTCATCTTATTGATAAATTCATTAACTGAAGCAAAATTGTATGGTATAAAATTTGTATTTGTTATATAATCATTGAAAACTTTTTCTAATGGAAAATATGATTTGTTGTATTTTGAAGTATGAGATTCGGTAATTAATTGATTTAACACGTCATCCAAATATTCTGCAAATGTTAATTCTATTTGTGGTTGTAGTTGTCCACCAAAAGTCAATGATAAATTTCTTGATTGTCTATAAACATCAAAATTAATACCTTGTGATGGGGATAGATGAACATTTATATTTTTTCTATTTAATGTTAATTTTGATTCATTCTCATTTAAAACTACACTTCCTTTTAAATTGTCTATTCTTGTTTCTAAATTGAAACCATAATCCAAACCATCTAACGTTCTAAAACTATCAAAATAATCTTCACCATATGTATAATCTTTTGGTTTGGTTTTAATTATTTTTGTGTTACCAGTTAAAACTGACAATTCAGTATTAATAATGTTTGAAGACCTGTGGTCCAATGTTAAATCATACCAACCCGCTCCTTTTTGGAAATATATGTCAGAGTTTAAGTTTATTACTTTTCTTGGTAGTCCATTTGAATCTATTGGATATTCTTCTCGACTTAATCTTGTTGTGCCGGTTGTTATTCCTGTTGCAAAAGTGTAACCAGTTTTTGTGCCTCCTCCCGCAATATTATATGTAATTCCACTTGTTGTGAAACCTGTGATAATATTATTTATTTTAGTTCCTCTAATTACCTCATCAATATCATCTTCAAAATCTTGTTGTGGTAATCCTGTTACATCATAAACATATTCATCAATTTTTATTAATGGTTCAGGTGCTCCTAAAAATTTTAAAAAGAATTGTATTGCCGAACGTGTTCCTTTTGATTTATATAATTGAGCTAAGTTTGTTAATATTCTTCTATAAAATTCATATTCAGCTTCAACCAAAGTTTTACCCAAAGATAATCCAAGGTATTCCGCTTGTTGTCTTGAATATAACGTATCTTGTAATGATTTTTCATCAAACAGATTAACAGTTGATAAACCTAATGTTTGTGATAAATTCTTTAACAATAAATCAGGTACGTTGTTTATACTATCATAACTTACATTTCTCATGTAAGCAATGTTATCTATATATTTTTTTACCTTATCAAAATTTTGACCATATAATTGAAATATTGATTCGGCTTTTTTATCTTCACTATCAAATTCAAATAATTGTGGTGCAGTTAAAAACCTCACAATTAAATTTGATTTGTAACCATCTATTTCTTCACCTAAGCTACTTAATTTTTCAATGTAATCATTAAAGTTTACACCAACTATTTGAATGTTCCAATTATCTTTTGAGACAGGCCAACTGATGTCCACGTTTACAATATTTGTGGATGTTTGGTCAAAACTATCTCTAGGTACTTTAAATGTTGCGGTATACTTTGGTGTTGTTTCTCTATTAACTAACGTATCTTCTAACTCATCTAAGTTAGTGTAGAACTCTTCAGTAATTGCATCGTTTGGTCTAATTAGAAAACTTTTTGTGATTCCTGTTGTACCATTAAAAATATTCCCTTCAACTCTAAGTTTTACATTACCATCTGAATTAGTTTCCGTGTAACCAACAATATTGTATGTGTTACCACTAAAATCAATTACATACTTTACATAAGATGAATAAAAACTTCTAATAATATTATCCGTTGAGGGTGTAGTATTACTTTTTGGTTTCGTTATTAATATATCAAATGGATTAAAAAATATAGAAGATGGTGTGTAAAATTGTGTAGTATTGGTAATTGGATTATATGTCGATTGATATGCGGTATAATCGGTAAGATTATATAATGAATTTTCATCAACTAGTATTGCTGCGGGAAATTTATTTATAATTTTGGAAACTGATACCGACAATCTTTGTTTTAAAGAACCAAATAATGATTTACTTGAGTCATCTAAATTTGCTTTAAATTTTATTTTCTCTTTCTTTGCATTGCCACTTTGTGTTGTTGGTGCGTCTTTTTCCTCTTTTAATGTATCTAAAGTAATATATTCAGAAAATGGTATGGTTTTAAAATCTCTACTATCTTTTTCGGGAATGACTTTATCAATGGCAAAGTTCGTATTAGTCAATTGACTGCTACCATCGGTAGTTTGTCTACCAACTAAATTGTCACTAAACGTTTCCGCACCTGACGCAGCTTGACTCGGAACTTTGTATCTTGTTACTGCCATTATTCTGTAATATTACCTAAATTTAAAGTTTCGTCAATACTTTCTCTTTCCTCACGAACCTCATATAGTGTTTCATTAAATTCGTCCTTAACTTCGTATAGGTTGTATTGTTTATAGATATTTTTATTGTTATCGTAGATTGTGTAGATACCTGGAGTAATCGCCTTAGTTTGGTCACCATAAAGTGCGTGTGCCAATGTAGACGCATCATGTTCTACCATTTCAACCTCAACGGTTGTTGGATTAAAGAATGTATTTGTTAATATAATCTTTTGTCCTGGGTCACCAATAAACGGAATAACGTTTGGTCTACTTGATGGTGCGGATGATGGTGTCACTGTTACAAATATAAATGATGTTGCTTGGTCTGTGTATTGGTATCTAACCGCCTTATCAGATGAGTTACTTAAATTCGATGTTACAGGTGAACAATAAAACGAAGATGTTACCATTCTATAAAAGTTAGGTATTTTTGTTTTATTATCAGATGCGTTTACGTATTCAACTCTATATCCTACCAATCCTTGTGGTGTAAATTTACCTCTATCTGCGGTAGGAACGTTTGAAGTATTAATAACCAATCCTCTTACTGATGGTAATGATGCTAACACACCACAATCCGCAATAGTTGTTCTAATTTGTTTTGGTCTAATGTGTAGTGTATAAATTCCCAATTTCGAGAAATCACTTGCCTCAAGTTTTAAATTATACAAGCCACCTAATATTTCATTATTGGGTGCACTTGAATCATTTGTAGTATTTGCATTATGAAAAACCGGTGTTAAAACCTTTTCAGATACTAATTTTTTTAATTCAACCGGTGCGGTTGCCGCCCTACCCGATGTGAAATGATAGAAAATATCCACATCTGCGGGAGAAACGTCCGCCGGTCTAACTATACCATAACTTCCAACTGCCATATTATTTTATTAATAAATATAAATCTTATTGTTTTTTAACGTTAAAAAATCCATTTCCATAGACACTTAATTCACCCATGTTATCAATTTCACCTAATCTAAAGTTCATTTCCATTACTCCCTGTTTACCTCTCTCCACAAAAACGTCAGAATAAACCCTTGGTTGTTCAATAAATCCAAGAAAATGTTCGTTTCTTGTCAACATATTATTAATTATAAACTCCGTAGCAAATTCTGTTGTGTTACCAGTTACGTAATTTGGATTTTGAAATGCGATCGATCCGGAAGAAAAATAATTGGGTATGCTGCCGGTAATCATGGTATAATTAGTTGGAAAATCCATATAGTATAGACTATTAAGGGTATATCCAGTGAAATACGATCCACTATATAAAGATCCAGTATCTAAATTTTGTGTATATCCTGTTAATCCATATTTTTTTAATTCAGTCAATCTACTGGTCCCAATAGCCATAAATGTAAATTTTTTATGTGTACCCATCTTTTGAGGGAGTACCCCTCCTTTTAAATCTTCAATAGACCCACTAATAAAGTCTAAATTTTCACCATACGACTGTCCTCCACCTGGTAGGGTGTCAGACGAAATATTCGTATAAGGTAAAGTGAATCCAGTTAAAGTTCCAAAGTAGGTTGCCATACACTAGTAAATATCTTTA